TCAGGCGGGGATTTCAGGCCAGATAATCTCCGACTCACTGGCGGTATTCACGGCTTTCAGCGTTTTGATATAGGTTTGCCAGGTGATGAGCGTTGCCTTATCGTCGTCGGTGATTATCCCGAGCATCAGATCCGTTCTCAGCGTTTTAGTGGCATCATCGGCCATAGCCAGAAGTGCCACGCGCTGGGATTCGGCAATCTCCTGTAGTTCTTCCTGCGACCAGGTGCGGGCAACCAGCACGGGATAGCCTTTTTCATCGGGCGTCAGCACCTGCCCGGAACGGCCACCCTCAAGCAACGCCTGATACGTTTCCTCCGTGATGCTCACGCAATCCTCCGGCAGCCAGGGGGATTCCGGCAGGTAATAAGAGTTGGTAGACGCTGCATAAAACATAATAAGCCTCACAATAATCCGACGGAGAGATAGTTAATACGCGTAGAGACGATGGCATTAATTGCCCGGCACGCGATACGCGATGAAGTTGCAGAACCTGTTCTCAACTCAACGGACGGGACTACGCCAGGTTTAGCTGAATCATCGTAAAATGTAACTAAATTACGAAAAACCATGCTGAGAGTTACGGGTAATACGGCTTCAACTTCATAAGTCGCGGGTGTTGTGCTGCTAGATATATTGCTGATATCTCCCCACTGAATAACCACCGTGCGTTTCACGCCGCCCACAATCACCGGCAGCTTGATATGACCAATGGCAGTCAAGCCACCCCCCCCCACTCCCGCCAGAACAATATCACTCAGCCCCAGACTGGCATTAAATTTGACCTTATCGTTAATGTCAGCCCCGTTCTGGTCTTTTGCCAGTTTACCGGCGAGGGCCGTTGCTACGGCTTCAGCAAGCGCATATTGATCGTGAGGATTAATCTCCGCCAGATGTTTTGCCATGGATTCATCAGTGTATGCCTTTACCTCAATCACCTTATCGTCAACATACTGACGGGTTGCCAGCACCACCGCCGGATCGATTTTCAGCGTCACCGCGTCGGTGCTGTTGATGATTAAAATCATGCGCACGGTCTGCGTGCGGCCACTGCCTTCGGCTAACAGCGGTTTATAGGTTTCTGGGCAGTTAGCCACGGCGATCAACGTGTTGTCACTGTCGTACAACCCAATTTCACGGATCCAGAATCCGCCCTCGTTTTCGGGAATGATTTGTTCCGCAATAATCTGGCTGCTGTTGGCTGCGTCCACGCTCAGGGCATTGAGCAGGGCGCGGCGTTTTTCACCGACCAGCGTGGTCTGCGTGCCGGTGGGTGTGGGCAGTGTTCCGCCGCCGTCGCCGACGCCCATCTGGGTGATTTGTACTTTCGTACCGAGTGCGGCGGCGTTTGCCAGCTTTGCCGCCCCCTGACTGGTCAGCAGGGCAAAGTATTTGGTTGTCACGGGTTAATCCTCACTGTGTCGATTAGGTGAACCGCCGCACCGGCGTAACCGCTGCCGGAGACGGTGATATTTTCAGGGGTGTACGGGTAGACGGTCAGTTGGTCGCCGCTGTAGCTTGCGGCGGCCACAGGTAAGGTACCGCTGACATCCAGGTTGATGGACAGGCCAATGAGATGGCGGCTGCACGGTTTGGCATCGTCAATCAGGCGTTCCAGCTCCTGATACATTTCATCGGTGATGCCGGTTTCCAGCACGCCGACGTCCAGGCGAAACGTGCCAGGGGTGTCGTTGGTTTTCCACCATTCGCTCACGCGGATGAGATAGCCGAGGGGCTCCACCACGCGTCGCAGCGCGCCAATCGTGCCCTTATGGCGGTGGACAAAATATGCCGCCCGTACCACGTTTCGTTTGGTTAACTCCGGCCAGCTTTCATCCCACCGGTCAACCGACCATGCCCATGCCAGATAAGGCAGCAGCGGCAGCGGGCAGTTATCCGGGTTCCAGAGCTGACGCAGCGGCACCGGCAGCGCGTCAATCGCGGCGCACGCCTGCGCGGCGGCCACTTCCAGCGCTGAGGATCCGACCGGCAGCAGACGGCTACTCATCGGTGCCCCCCAGGGTTATCTGATAACCCGTGCAGTAAGCTGCCTGGGTTTTATCAAGGACAACATCCACCGCAGGTGCGGCCAGCTCTACCCGCTGCACGCCCTCAACATGCAGGGCGGCATAAAGGGCAGATTTGCGGATGTCGCGCCCCAGGCGTGACTGTGCGGTGATGTAGGTTTGCAGTTTCGCCTCAGATGCAGCGCGGATCGGTTCGGCTTCCGGCCCCGGATACAGGTAAAGCGTGGCATCAACGGTGTAATCCACCACGGATGCCGACTGCACCAGTACGCGGTCAGCCACCGGGCGCACGTTTTCATCGTTGAGCGCCGCTTCAACAATCGCCAGCAGCTCCGCACTGGCTTCGCCGTTGTTCTCGCGGGACAACACGGTGAGGGTGACATTGGCCGGTGACGGGCTGATAGCCGAGGCATCAGCCACGCGCCCGTCGGCGCTGCGGGCGTGATACTCATAAGCACCCGTCGGCCCCGCTACGCTCAGCCCTTCAAACGCCTGCGGAATGCGCCCGCGATAATCGACGTCAGCTTCCATCACTGCTGCCGTCGGGGGCATAGTGGAGTCATCGGCGGCGGTAATGGTCAGGCGATCGACGTTGCCGTTTGCCCCGAGCTGATCCAGGTCTGCGCCGGTGGCATAGGCCACCATCACCGCTTCGGCGGCCTCATTGATACGCTGACGCAGGATCATTTCGCGGTAGGCATTTTCCTCCAGCAGTTTCACAATCGGTTCAGATTCGAGCGTCAGCGTGCGGGCAATCGCGGCCTGCTGGTCCTGCGGGTACTGCGATACCAGCGTGGCTTTGCGCTCCGCCAGCAGGGTTTCGAAATCAATGACCTCCACCACATCGGGGGCGGGTAACTGGCTCAGATCGATAGTCGCCATAATCAGCTCACGGGTAAGGTTAAGGAAAGGGCGGCAGACGTGTCTTTACGGGTGCCGGTTATAATGCGGGCAACGGATTCGTGCGTGGCAAAAGTGCAGCTGCATTCGATATTCTGGCACTGGTGATAGCGTTCTTTCGTTGATTCACTCAGATAACGGCTTGAACGTGTATGGGCGACTTTTCCACAAAGCGGGCAATGCATCATAAAAACCTCCTGCATGACTGGTAAGCAACAAGGTGATTATGAAACCCATAACTTGCAAAAGCAAGTTAATATTACGAAATTGAAGATTGGTATGTGATGTCTGCAATATAAACATTCAAAGTCAATGTGGTAGTGAAACCATTCTCATTGATTTCATGCACTGCCGAGCCAATGGTCCAACGCTGGCTATCAATAGCCTCTTTAAAACCCTGCACGTTGACGGGGGTTTGCGTACTGAGATCTGCACGTCCTAATGCCAGCCGGATAGTGAAAGAAAATGCATCACTTTGAATTTGGTTGAAGACAGAGTCCGCCGCGCGTTTTGCCGTTTCTTCATCGGGGAAGATTTTTGCAAGCTGCAGGATGCTGCTTCCTGAACCTGCCGTATAGCTCGTTGTTGCGGCATCTTTGCCCTGAGCCGTTTCTCGCTTGATCGCGACATTGTTGGTGGTCGCTGTTTTGACGTCATGCCATTGGGCCGTGACACCATCATAAGCTTTCTTATCGATCAGTTTATAAACGTGTTTGTCGCCGTCGCTGCGAACGATAGTTTTCCAGGGAATCGCCTGACCTGATGCCGTGCGCCCTGTCCCGGCGTTAAAAAACAAGATTGCCCCGTTTTTTACCGTGGCCTGCGCGCCATAGCTTTGCGCCAGCCGCGTGAGGAAGTAACCATCGGACTCATTCGTTTGGTCAATGTGTGTAATCTTAATACTATCAATCTGTTCCGGGATAACCGGCAGGGCTAACTGATTTCGTGCGGAGATGATTCGGATAATCGCACCGAGGGTGTAATCATCATAAGACTGGCTCCGTTTGGTTTCGAAGGAACCGCGAAAATCAGCGCTGCGGGCAGTAACTTCAATGGTGTCTGGTGAACCAGAATAAACAACGGTGTCTACGGTGAAATAACCGCAGTCATAAAGTGCCTGCTTTGACCATCCCAAATGCAGATGCAAAACGGTGCCCCTGGCGGGCATCTGCACCTGCCCATCACTGTCGTCGAACTTTAGCGTCAGCATATCGGCGGCGAAACCGCTGTTATCCGTCATCGATAAACTCATGATGCGATCAGAGATATTTTCTTCCAGCACCTTATTTTTTATCGCCAGCGTAAACACCGGTGTGAGGCGTGCGCCAGCAGGCAATTGCAAATTTGTCAGCATGGTCAGGCTCCGGTGGCGAAGTTACGAATGGCAGAACTGGCCTGGTTGTACAGCCCTTCGGCCTGCGTGAGTAAGTCGCCAAACATCGCGGCCTGGGATTCATCGACGCGGGTCAGACTGAGGGTGAACGTGATACTTCGCGCCTGACCATTGGAATTAAACTGAGCGCTGTCGTTTGACAGGGTTTTGATAATAAACATGCCATAAATGGTTCCGCTGCCCTCGATAAGCGGCCACGCACGGCCTGACTCGGCCATCGCTTGCAAGGTTTGCAGATAACTTATTCCGCCTGTGACTTCAGGCAGCAATTGTCCTTTGATTGATATTGTTTCCTCGCCCAGCCCGATAAACTGCGAGACAGGCCGCTGCCCGAACCGTGCGTTCGTCCCCAGGCCGTAATTCATCGTATGAGTTGTATTCTGGTAGGGCAGTGTGCTCAATTTGAAAACGAATAAACCCAGCGACATCATCATGGGTAAACCCCTCCGTTGCTAAACTGGCTATATTGGTTGTTAGTGCTGTTCCATTCCCGGTCATTCAAAGTGCGGGTAATAAAATCCTGAATTTGCTGGTGATCGGTTTCCGGCGTGGCGGTAAAACTGACGTTGACGGTGGTTGCCCGGTTGTCCGTCAGATTATTGGCGACGCTGTTTTTTGCAGGTTGGTAAAGGCTCAGGGCACCGCCCGTTGGGGATAAACTGTTGTCAAAAGACGGAGGCGGATTCGGGTTGTCTGACGATTGGCCGTCGTCACTGCTGAAGATATTTAAGACAGAATCAACGCCTTTTCGCGCCCAGTTAAAGACTTCGCCGATCTGGGTAACAGCCTTGTTCAGTGTGACAAAAATTTCGCCGATAGCGGCACCGACTTCTTTACCTATATTGCTGTAGCCGCTCAGGGAATCCTGGCTGAATTTGATCGGTGTGAACAAATCGGTGATCCACCCCAAAGCCATTCTGAAAGGTGCAAATGCCTCACTGACTGGCCCCAGGACGGAACTGAAGCCTTCGATCATCCCCCCGATAAAAGCACTGATCGGCTCCCAGAGTTTCACGACGGCAATCCCAATTCCGGCAATCAGCGCGATAACCGGTAAAAGCGGTAACCCGATCGCCGTGAATGCGGCTGCGATCATGCCACCGGTGCCGGTGAACAGTGTGCCCAGCAGTCCTGCTCCCGCCATCAGCATATTGAGGCCGCTGAGAACGGGGGCGATCACCATGCCGAGCGATCCCAGCCCGCCGATAATGCCGGTGATCCCCAATGCCAGCCCAAGCAGGGAACTGACTAATTGGGGATTATCCGTGACCCAGGTATTGAGCGTGGCGAGCCAGCCAGTCGCTGCTTGTGTAAGTGTTCGCAGGGCGGAACTTTGCCCGTCGAACAGGTTGATACGGATAGTGTCCCAGGTGGCAAAAAGCTTCGTAATATCACCATTGAGATTGTCACCTTTAACGGTGACGGCCATCAGGGTCGCTGGCGTTCCCCCCTCCAGTTCAGCGGGTGTTTGGGCGAGCACCTGATCGGCATTCATCCCGCTTTTCGCTAACGCTTGTTGTTTTGCGACAACGTCGGCCGGTGAGTGGCCCGAAGCCGCCATTGACAGGCTTTGCTGGCGCAGCGCCGCAACGCGTGGATCGTCATTTTTCAGGCCGAGAACGGACTGTATTTCAGAAAGACGGCCTTCCAGATCAGCGCCCGGCTTGAGGAAATTTTTGGCCAGATCTAATTTGGGCTGGGCAAAAGACAACGCAGAAGAACTGGCATCTTTCAGTTGGCTGATTTTTTGTTCACGATTTTTGTATTGCTGCCCGATTTCCAGCCCTTTCTGTTCAATCAGCACCGGGCGCTGTTGCCGGATTTCCGTCTGAGACGTGGTACTGAGCGTTTTTTTTACGTCGTGGTAAGCCTGCTTTTCTGCTGTTTTATCCGGAGAAAACACTGACTCCTGAATCCTGAAGGAGGCTTCAGTGATATCTTGCGTCATCACGCTGAATAAATTTTTTTGGGGGACGGTCGTAAACTTCTGCCAGATATTATCTGTCGCTTCGCGTAGCGGCCCTAATTCTTCATTTATTTTTCCCAGCGTCGTGGGCAACTCTTCGAGATTACTCATCTGTTTTTACTCCGCTGCGTTGCAATGCCTTAGATCGCCAGTTCATCAGGTCGGTAAGTGACATGCCGTCCATTTCGGACGGCGGCCAGTGAAATATCACCGCGATATCGGCCATCAGGTCATCCACGGTGAGGCGTGGCGCAATAGCTACACCACCGGTTTCGGCGATAAAAAACCAATCACCTTGCCTGCCAGCGCGATCAGATCAGGCAGTTCCAGGCGTGAGCACTCTTCTTTGGTGAGATTGGGGTAAGTGATGCGCGGCAAAATGGTAATCAGCGCATCGACATCGGCGTTCGCCAGTGCGGCGAGGCCAATACCGCGCAGGCTGCCCGCTGTCGGTTTGGTCACCTGAATTTCAGTGATTTCTGTTTCGCCACGTTTAAGCGGAACATCCAGAATCACGGTGTTTTCTTTGTTTTCAATCGGGTTCATGCGTTTTCCTGTTAATCGAAAATGAAGCCGGCACGTTTCTGCCGGCTCAGGGAAGGGAATTACAGGCCGAGTGCGGTGCGGTGTTCTGACAGGCGATCAACGCCGTTGACGATTTCGACCATGTTCACGGTGTCGATCTCAATGAGCTCTTTGCCGTCGATAGTCAGTTTGAAGTAGGTGCATTGGGTCGTGACTTTGGTTTCGGTATCTTCACCCTGTTTGTACTCGCCGAAATCAAATTCTTTGTGGCGGCCACGCATCATCACTTCTACTGCTGATACATCACCGGTGTCATCGCGTTGCAGGGAACCGGCAAAACGCAGCGGAATATCCGATGTGCTTCCCCATTGCTGTAAAACCAGCTCGTCCAGGCCTCCGATGGACCATTCCAGCGTCAGAGCATCGTCATCCAGGCCAAAATCTACCGCGACGGATCCGCTCATGCCGCCGCCGCGATAGTTCTCCAGCTTGCGGGTGAGTTTTGGCAGCGTCAGTGAAGAGACCAGCCCGAGGTAGCTGTTCCCGTCATTAAACAGGTTCAGGTATTTCAATTTTTTAGGAAGTGCCATGAGTCATTGTCTCCTTAGCTGTTTACGGACGCGGCAAAGTTCACCAAATAGGAGTCGGTGATACGCTGGCGCAGGGTCAGGTCTTCCAGAGGCGGAACCGGCGTGTAGTCGTAATCGATATACAGCTTGCCAGCCTTCAGGGTGTCCGCCGTATTCGCCGTTTCGTCGTACCAGCAATCGCCATCGATGATGTAACCGGCTGATTTCATTTCACGCATTTTGGCTTTGATACCATCGATCATGTCGCGCACCAGCGTCGGGGTCATCGGTTTATCAACGGCCCACATATGGGCTTCCGCCATCGTGTCGGCCAATACCTGGGCAGTACGGGTGTAGTTTTCGAACAGGAACAATGTGTCGTCGCTGCAAGTGCGGTTACCCCAGAAACGGAAACCGTCCTTGCGCACCAGCGTCGTTACACAGGCTTCGTTCAGCAAATCGGCATCGGTGCCGGTCGCCTGCAGATCCCAAAATACGCTGGCAGAAAGGCCGGTAACACCGTTAACGCCAACGTTAGACAGGGTTTTGTGCCAGCCGGTGTCCTGGTCAATTTTGGCACGCAGGCCCAAAGCGCGGGCGGTGGCATACGCAACATCAGACTGACTGGTGGTGGTATTCCAGTTCACAAAGTCCGGCCAGATCAGCATCAGCTCACGCTGGCTGAAGTTGTCGCGGTATTTGATCGCATCAGAAATGGTTTTGGCACCGTAAACGCCGACATAGCCAAAAGCGCGTAACTGCTGACAAACGCCCGCCAGCGCAGTGGCCACCGCCTGATTATCCAGGCCCGGGACACCCAAGATACGTGGCTTCACACCCAGTTCAGCTTGTGCAGAAAGCAGGGCTTTCATGCCGGTGTAGCGGCCATTGGCATCCGAACCCCCAATGATATTGCTGGTTGTTGCATCCTCATCCGCACCGGCGGCGACACGTACCACAACGGTGACCGGTTTACACTGATCGGCAATCGCCAGCAGTGCTGCCTGCAAAGTCCCGGTTGTGCCCGCTTTGCCGCTGGCGGCCAGAACGTCAGTGATCAGAACTGGCGTATTAAGTGGGAAGGTAGCGGTATCTGCGTCTTCTGCGGTGCAGACCATGCCGATAATTGCTGTTGAAACGGTAGAAATAACGCGGGTGCCATCGTTGATTTCGACGACACGTACGCCGTGATGATAATCAGCCATCAGGTTGACTCTCTCTGTTGTGGGTGGTGAAGCAAGGATGCCGGTTCACAACCCAAAGCGCATTTGATCAGGGGCGTGAGGGGAATGGCACAACAGAAGGGAAATATTGGCGAAACAAAATGATAGAAACGTTGCCATCGCATCAGCTCACCGGAATATTCAGGGAAAAATCAGTCGCCGTATCGCTTCGGCTTCCTGTCAGTTCAACCACCATCTTTCCGGTGTAATCGGTTTCGAAAGTGATTGCCGACAATGAAATCCGGGGTTCCCATTGCAGCAGCGCGGTGTAGCAAATCGCCATCATTTGCAGGCGTAAGGCCCCGTTTTGAGGCTGGTCAATCAATACCGAAAGCAGCGAGCCGTAGCTACGTCGCATAACTCTGGAGCCGACCGGCGTGTTCAAAATGTCGCTGACAGACTGGCGGATATGGTCGAGATCTTCGATCGCCACGCCGCTGATTCTGTTCATTCCCAGGTATTTTGGATTACTCATTGCGGGACTCCTGTCTGGCCGCTGCCAGTTTGAACACCGCTGTGGCGGTGAGTATGCACAACGATGCCGTTTGATGTCAGGCTGCCACCGCTGTGGGTTAAATTGCCCGTCAGCGTGCCGCCCTGTTTGACCTCGAGCGAACCGGTGGTCAGTTTGCTGGTGCAAACGACTTCCGGCGTATCCAGTGTGATACGCGTGCTGGCGGTGCAGCGGATTTCCGGTGCGGTGACATCGACCTGTTCCGACGCGTCGATCACCGCCGTTTTGATACCGCTGACTTTCAGGGTGCTGTTCGCCGGTTCGTACTCGAAAATTGCGCCGTCCGGGAATGCCAGATGGATAGCGTCCGCCGAAGCTGAAGGTGCGGGGGAGGCATCGGAAAATAGCGCCGGTAACACGAATGCCGTATTCAGCTCGCCGCCCAGCGAAAGCAATAAAACCTGTTCTCCGACTGAGGGGGCCCACCAGCTGCGCGTGCGACCCGCCCGGTGAGTCATCCACGGTAGCCAGGCAGTCACGTTGCTGCCGGTGGCGACGCGGCAACGTGCGTTGGCAAGATCCAGCTCCGATACCTTGCCAATGCGAACAATATTGCCAACCAGCCGCATAACTTCGTTGAGTTGAAGAGTTGTATTCATGGAATAAAACATGCCTTTTCATAGGGGAGGACAACCGGTGAACGTCAGCCTTCGGTTGTCACAATAGGGGCTATACCGTCCAGCTACTGATCAGTTCTCCGTTGAGGTAAACCTGGCGCGGTAGCGCAACGTTTTCCGGCAGCGGCGGTTCAGGCAGATGGGTGATAGTGCGGACACTCTCCTGATCGACAACCTGTACGCGTTCGGTCAGTTGCAGCGTGATTGCCAGGCTTTTCTCCTGCTGCGTGAAGATAAAATCGCTCAGACGATGAAGGTTGTTGCTGAGGATTTCGGGCTGATTAACCCTGAGCCAGTCGAGAATGATGACGACTATCTGATCCACCAGCGTTTCGCTGAGCGCCGTCTCGTCACTGACAGTCAACGTCAGCGGATAGCGGTACTCAAAAGAAAGCGAAGGCGCGGACGTCGCCACGACATTGCCGGCCCCGGTCGTCATGACCAGTTTTTCCGGTGAGGTCATAAATAATGGGATCTGCTCAGTCAGCCGCTGGCGAAGTTGAACCGGTTTTTGCATGTTGTGCCTCCTGACACTTTTTGATGGCGTCAATCTGTAAACCGCAGTTCAGCAAGGCGGATTCCAGTTGAAGAATATCAGCGCTCAGCCCGGCATTAGTATCGGGGTGGCTGGGCGGTATCGGACATGAGCTGACTGCCGGACAACCAACGTAAATAATCGCTGGCGGAGCTGAAGGCGGGGCGGTCGTGCAGCCGGCTAACGTCAGCAGGCAACACAGCATCAGCCCACGCGCGGGATTGCGGGTTGTCATGAAGGCTCCTTTGTCGTTGTTGTTCGCGCGATTGCATCGCCTGCTGAGCCGTGCTCAGATCCTGGCGAAGTGCCAGTTCGGCCTGTTCGCGCTGGCGCATTTGTTGATTAAGTTCCGCAATGAGCGTTTCCCGTTGCTGTAGCTGTACTTCCAGCAGGTTGTACTGCTGTTTTGATTTATTGAGGTCGTGCTGCAGTGAATAGTTTGAGAGTAAAAGGATGCCGGTGAGCAACGCCGCGGTGGCGAGAAGTACCACGAGTACACGCACTTAGGCTCCTTTCAGGCATTCGGCCTGTTCCGCATTGCGTCTGCGCTCAAGCCCGCTGTTGCGTTCACCATTAACAAACACCCAGCGGGGTAACTGCTCACAAGCCTGCCGCCATTGCTGTTTATTGATGAAAAATGCCAGTGTCGATTTACAGGCAGCACCGGTACCCACGTTGAAGCTGAAGGACACCACGGCATCGAAAACCGGCTGCGGCATTGCTACGGGCATGCATTTCTTAACAGCGCGTTCGGTTCGCTGGATATCCTGTAAAAGATTTTCAGCCGCCTGACGTTCGGTGAGAGTCTGTGCCGGTTTTACACCGGCGGTATGACCGATCCCGCTGGTCCAGACACCCGCACTGCATTGATAAGGTTGCAGCTGGCAGCCTTCAAAGTCGGTGATCAGACGTAAGCCTGCCTGCGAAACCTGCAACGACATGTATCCCGGCAGCATTGCCATCAGGCCCAGCACGATGGCAACACTGCAGCGTTTAAGAGTTGAGGTTTTCATAGGTTTCTTTGCTCAGACCGCTGTGGGCCAGCAACTGATAACTTTTTCGCCGGTAATACCAGTTGACCAGAAAGGTGCCGATACCCACACCGGATCCGATCAGGAAAGCCACGTCTTGCGATGTCAGACCAGCCAGCCAGGTCAGTGAGGTGGCAATGAAGTAGGCACAGGTCGAGCTGATGCGTTCTGTATTCAGTCCCATAATTTGAGGGCTTCCTGAACCGGTTGTTCTGCAATATCGGGCATTTCAACCGCCGTACCATGGGGCAGGAGCGGGCCCAAATCTGCGATGCCAATATTTGCGGCATAGACTTTTTCCACGACAACGGCTGTGCGGTTGTAATAACGCCAGCACATTGAATCAAGGGTATCGCCCTGTTCTGCATAAACTTTCATGGGTGTTCTCCGCAAGTGAGTGAGATCGTCAGGAGGTGAGATCAGTCTGCGGAACTGGCGGTGTGACGGCAATCTGGAAGGGTTGTTAACTGACTGACACAACAGTGACTTTGGAAAGGCGTGGAGGAAATTGCGGGGCGCTTAGTCCGGGTAGAAACCGAAAGGGTAAGCGCCAGTGATGTTGACTCATATCACCCGCAGGATCTGGCCATCAGTGAGTATCGTCTGTGCTCCCGTTGTAATACAGGGCATCGGCATGTTCATCTGTCAGCGCCTGGCTGGCCAGCTCAGAGATCAGTGACATCACGACCAAAAATTCTTGTGGATTGCATTGTGCTGTCTGCGAAATGTCCGCGATCAATTGTATCCTGGACAGCGTTAGCTGTTGTTTAGTCAGGTTTTCCATTTTCACCTCTTACCAGATACTGTGTTTATATACAGTATTCTTTAATTGATCTAATACGTCAACACTCAGGACATTTTAAAAAATATAATTCATTGAATTTATGTATAAATTTTTATTTCCCTGGTTTTTGTATCTATGGGCGGTTTTTGAGCGCCCGCTGGCGATCCACAGTTATTGACAGAACTCCAAGGTGAGCAGCAGGGCGGTTTTACGCGGTCGGGCTGCCGGCAACGGACAATTCGCCACTGTTCTGTGTGCGTCAGAAAAATATGAGAAGCACCGAGATGTGGTGCGTAAATACCAATGACTTTGTTACGGGGTTCATCGTAAGCATTCCGTTCTTCACTCAGTTCACGTGCCACGCGGACTGTTTGCTCTTTCCTGCGGGCATGTATCCCGCCTTGTGCGAGAATGTAACTGGCGAAATCCCCCCGATCGGCGGCTGAGCGAACGTCTTCCACCCGATGATCAAACTGGTCTGCCAGGTTCTGGCTTCTGATCCGGCGACATTCGCGCCAGGCACCGACTGAAGGAATCCCTATGGCGTGAAATTGCGGGATTCGCCATGTTGATGCCCAGGCCGTGACGGCAGCAGCGACATCTGTCAGAAGACGTCCTGAATCAAAATCGGTTTCGCCATCCAGCGCGTAGCCATCAATATTTTTCGCCACGTATTTAGCGATATAACCGGCAGCGCCACCGCGGTTAAGCGGCTTACAATGAAAACGCGATTCAGCGGCGCCAGCTTCGTCCGGATCTTCTTCAAGCGCATATTTGCGCATGACATCAACCACTTTCTGTCGTTGAGCTCGTGGTGTAAACAGCATCATATGCCAGTGCGGCGTACCGTCGTGATGAGGTTCTACGACACGCACGCCGTAAACTTTCAGGCTCCGGTCTTTAAAGGTCGTGCGGATTTTTGCCCAGACGGCGACCAGATAGCGTTGCGCATCTTTTGGCGTAAGGGCGTGCTGATCCCACTTCTGATTAAAAAACGGGGCTGAGTGCGCACCGGTTGTCCGAAGAGGATGATATTTAGAGGGGGTTGTTAAGGTGATAAATAATCCGCAATCCTGGTGCTGGTTAGCCACTTCCTCAACACCAGCGATAAGCGTCATCAGCTCCATCCGGCGGAGTTTGGGATTAGACAGGCTGGCTAATACGGTGTCCAGCAAACGGAGTCTTTCACCAGATTCCACATTTTCCAGGTCGCATTGTTTCAGATAATTGAGCGCGGACAACCGGCGGGACATGACATCCCGTATGGCATTTTTGCTGGCATAAGGAGAGACAGAACGGCTTACGTAGCCACAGGCGATCATCAGCGCCTCACGCCACAGGCGTTGCTGCGAACGCAGTCGCCTTTCCCACCATTCACCGCTGACCAGGCGTGAAATACTGGCAACGACAGCTTCTGCCGTTATCCGACCTTTTTCCCAGGCATTCACGTAAAGAGGTTGAACATGGCATGAGCGCACCATCGCGGCGAGATTGCCGTATATCTCACTCTGCGTTTTGTCATTGAGCAGAATGCCCGGATCTTCAGGTGTATTTTTCAGCCATCGCTCACACTGATATTCATAGGCATCCTGCATATGAACCGCCAGTTTATTGGCCAGGCGCCTCAGGTTATCATCATTGAGATCAGGCAAGCGGTTAAACATTTCCTCTTCAGCAAGTAGCTTTTGCGAGATCTGAAGGTTGAGTTGGTATCGTGCGCTAACCTGCCGGATGCGCGGCCACAGACGTTGCATGAATACCGTCATCAGAAAATGAAAAGCAGCACGAACACCTTTGGTTTCCAGAAGATAGTCATAACGCTGGTGCAAGGGTGCACGCAGACAACGTGGCAAAGTCGCTATCAGTGAAAGGGCGGATTGCTGGCGCTGGCAGAAGTCGCGGGTCAGCGGTTTTTCGCGCGGATCGGACAGCGCAGGGCGTGGAGCATTCCACCACCACTGACCGTTGAATGATGTTGCGCTTTTACGGCGAAAATCAGGCGGCGGCGAAGGGGCTGCCCGGCCCCTGATATTATCTGGCATAGTTATTATTCCGGAAAAATAGAATAGAATGTTTTTCCAGAAATTTTTTATTTCCAGAATTTTTTCTGCGGTTAATTTTTCAAAAAATTAATTATACAGGGTGATAATTTTTTCTTTTAAGCTCGTTAATTTCCTGACATTCAATACAACGCTGCACGCCGGGAATAATCTTTCTGCGTTGCTCAGGGATCGCCGTATCACAATCCTGGCAAAAGAGCGCTGAAGCGTGGCCTGGTGCTCTGGTTGCCCGCGATATCTGTGCTTCAAGAATTTTGAGCTGATATTCCTGCGATTCATCTATCCAGTCAGCCATCAGTTAAGCTCTCCATTAAATAATGTCGTGAAATGGCGGAGTGATAATAATGCCTGTATAATTTTCAATTGTTCCTCTGATTCTAATTCCGAATATTTAAGTAAAGTATGGCGGCGTTTAAGGCCCGCATGAAAACATAAGGTGATTTTCCATTTTTCCGCTGCCTGATCGAAAATAATCGCGACTTTATTATTACTGTCAGAAAAATAGGTTTCTTTCAGGTGCGCTATCTGGCGAAGACCCGTCTGGCGCTGCTGCTCTGTTCCTAAAAACATTGCGTCTCCTCATTTCACAAACCGGGTACGCGCACTGAGATTGCATTGCAGATTCTCCACGGCGGCGTAAATTTGGTATCATGGCTGTCAGTCGGTACATTACACAATCAATCTAAGCTTGCATTTGCAAGTTGTCAAGATGATATTTACAAGTTCAGGGGTTTTCGCCAGATGCAATTAGATGAACTCGAAGGTGGAAAAGCCGTTCTGACGCGCATGCTTCAGGCTTACGGCTTTAGCATGCAGAAAGAACTGGGTGATCTGTATGGTTTATCATCTGGAACGATAAGTACCTGGGTAAGAAGAAATTATTTCCCCGGCGATGTGGTTGTTGCCTGTGCGCTGGACACCGGTGTTTCATTACGCTGGCTGGCAACGGGTAAAGGCACCATGCAGGATGTGAATGCTTCAGGTTCCTCGGGTGCCGAAAGCGTTGGCCAGCTTAAAAAATTGAGATTGCGCGGTGGTGTGCTCGAAGAAGAAGGCTTCTGGATTGTGGATCCTTCATTGCTGGATGGTTCGTTGTCACAACCCGCTTATATCGTTAAAGGCAATCACTCGTGGATCATTGATTTAGGCAGCACAATTCCGGGCAACGGGCGCTGGCTTCTGAATATCGATGGTGATGTCGATGTCTATGATGTGGCGCGTATCCCGGGTAACCGCATCAAAGTGACGCGTCAGGAGAGCCATTTCGAATGCGGCGTGGAAGAAGTCACGGCATTAGGGCAGGTTTTTATTACGCTGGATCGCAATCTGTAA